GTGCAACCTTCTTCGCCGGCGCCTGACCCCCGACCCACGCTTCATTAATTGTGGGAGTCTTCTTATCGTCTCCAACAAGCCGACCCTTCTTATCCCTCGCACGTTCCGGTTCCGAAACAAACATAGGGAAAAACATCTTCATAAACTTACCAAACATATCAAACCTCCAATTTACGATGGTATGCTTCTTTAATCAGAACAGCTAACTGCCTAGCAATCGTCCGCTCTTCAGCCTTGGATAACTTGCGGATCATATCGTAGATTTCTATCGGAACCGCTACGTTACGAAAAGCTGCCTTTTCCTCAACTTGAGGTCTTCCGCGCTTTGCTGCCATTCGCCTTACCTTTCTTCTTTTTTGCGTGATACTTTTCTCGCGCCTTGCGGTTTGTCTCCAGACGCTTTGCTTCTGGATCGTGTTTTGCGTATTCCTTCCCGAACAGCGCGTTCAGACCCGGTTCTAGTTCCTTGGCTAGTTGCGCCCGACTCTTGGCTCTTGCCTCTCGAGCCTTTACGTCCCGATACACCATCTTCTCCTGATCGTATTCCAGACCCAGTTCGTCCGCTGTTGCCACGAGGTTTGCGATCATCCGCATGTCCCCGTCCTCCAGAATGAACCGCACTAGCTTTCCGCGCAGCAGGTTCAGTGTGTCGTTTACCAACACTTCTTGATTTCCCTTGTACATCCTTATGCCTCCTTACTTCGACTTCGATGTAGTAACCATGGTGACCGTCTCCCCTTCTAGGGATGCTGGCTTGATTGTCCAGTTCGTCAATCACCCTCTCCAATTCGGTGGGCTTACAGCTCACCTCCTTCACAATTTTTAATTTGTTTGAATACAAAGTAATTGTGAAATCTAAGATTTTATTATCATTGCCCATGTTTATAGCTTGTTATAACACAATCATCCAGAACAATCTTCTTGTTTCTGGGTAGATCGTGCAACCGCCATTTCATTAGTTGAACATTACATGCCTGAACAGTCTCAAACGTACTGGGATAAAACTCCGTGACGCATTTGGACTCGCCTCCTGCAAACACGGTGCACACAAGTGCCATGGCTTTAACTATCATAATTGTCCTCCGCTTCGGTATATCCGGTAATAAGCACGTTTTGCGCTTCGGTATGATCAGGATGAACTTCCGGATCATTTTCAATCAACGCAACCGCTTCGCCCATGGTTTCCGCCCTAACACAATAGTAATGAGTGCCATGCAAAATGTAGTCCTGCGCGATCAGATACTCCTTATCAATAATTTTGGGCACGGTATCTCCGCTCAATCTCATTACATGTCTCCTCCATGTTCATGTCGATACACAGGCGGATGATGTCCGCAGCACTAACTTGCTGTTTGGTCAAAGTCGTCAATTCATGAGACTTGCGGGACAACATGTCCCACTGCTTTTGACGCATCAGCAAATTATAAGTTTTTGTTTCGCTCTTCAGCTTGTTTGGGCGCGTCATGAATACTGCTCCATGGCTCTTTCGATCTCCTCATCGGTCATATTATCAAAATCCAATTCCTCAAACCGTTTGACACGCGGTTTGACCTTACGCTTTTTAACTGGAGGCGGGGCTGGCTCCGGCTCCGGAGACACTTGGTTTACCTGCGTGAGATACATCTCCACCGTTGTAAAACGATGTTTGCACTTCACGCATCGGCGCCGCCGTTTAATTGTGTTGTCCTTCGGTCGGCTATCAAAAACCTGCGTTTCGGCTTGGCACTTCTCACACTTCATCAGCCCCAATCCTTTCGATCTTCCTCTTTTTCGTAGGCGCGGAGATAATCCTGGATTTGTTTATCTGTCATATCCTCGCGCTCAATCCGCTTCATCGAACCGTTTTCCTGCACCTGATTATAATGAGGTCTGGCCTGCCGCCCATAATATGCGTCCGCCGATCCTCGATCCGCTGGACTGCCATGAACACTACTCATCGCTGCCCTCCACCAAATCCGCGTACTTGCGCCGCGCCTCGTTGTAAACCTCAATCAGACTTTCGCCATGCCTCTCGCACCACGCCTCTCGCGTCATGTCGATTGCATCCTCTTCCATGTCCATGATCCACGCTTTTACTTTTCCCATTTTTACCTCCGTAAATTTCAAACCAATGTTTCGTGCAAAGGAAAGTATCCCCATCCTTTGCAGTCGCTTTGTTATTGCACTTACTGCAAGTCGTTATCGTCAGCATCAAAAAACTCCTTGCGCCATGGTTTCAGAACCTCAACTTCCACCTGATTCCACAACGCTCTAGCCATGTCGTCAAAGTCTTTCGCCAGCAGTTTAGGCGCGTAGTTGTCCGGATATAGCGTCTGATAATCCTCCAAAGCCTGACTGGCAGCGGAAATGTACCGTTGCAAACTTTCGTCATATGCCGCCCTCAAACTGTCATGTGGCAATCGTGTTCTCATCGCATGCCCTCCAACAAATGACAGATAACATCAACCGTCCAGCCATTGCCCAACATCCGATAACGCTGGGTGTTAGATACATGGTTGGTGTAGTTGTCCGGCACTGTCTGCAAACGCTCACATTCGATAGGCGTGAGCTTGCGCCACTTCAGTTCCTCCACATGAACCGCCACGTTATCTTTCTGAACCGTGGTCAAAGAGTTGGTCTTTCCATCCTCGCGAATCTCCAACTCCTGTTCCGCCAATCCCGCGACAGGCATCTTGTGATCCTGACGAATCCCATTCTCCCGATAACGCCCACGAAACGATCCGGCAAACACCACAAAATTATTCTGTTCCCATGACGATCCGCTCATGGCAGGAACCTTACCGTCATGCGCTTTGATGCCGCCTTGGTTCTTGCCCCTCGGCACTTGAAGAATCTTAGGTTCCAGATTGCCGCCAGATGCCGCACACAAACTTGGTGCTTTGCCATCCGGATGATAAACACGCCGATTATAACCGTGCCCCTTTAGGTCTGCTTCACCAGCCAACTGCAATCCGGTGTCCGTTGGATCGTCAAAATCAAACACCAACTGCCTCCGGTTCTTCTCAAAGTATGACTTCAGATTGCCACCCTTAAAGTAGTTCGCGTCAATGCAATGCGACTTCTCCCGATCCGTGAACCCATCCTCCAAGATGTCCTTCAAATAGACATGCTTGTTCTCCGGCAAGGACTTGACTGGAATGTTCGTCCAATACAAACGCCGCCGATTCTGTGCGCTCACACGATTGGAATTGATATCCACAGGCTTGCATCCCAGAAGGTCAGATATAACGTCCTGATACTCTTTCTTCATATTGACGTTCTCTAACAGGAAATACTTTGGCTTCAACGCTTTCAACAACCGCACGAACTCAAAAAATAATTTGCTGCGCGGGTCATCAAAATTCAGTTGCCTGCCGGCAAACGAGAATCCCTGACAAGGTGAGCCGCCAATCAGCAGATCAATTTTCTGATGCCCATTGCCATCTTCATGCGGAATAACCAGCATTTGATTTTTTGTTTTGACACCTGTTACATCACCCAGATGCACCGTGTCAGGAAAGTTGGCTCTCGCAACCGTGATCGCATACTTGTCAATCTCGCTGGCAAAGTAATTGGTGACAGGAAAACCTGCCCTCTCAAGGGCAAGCCTTCCACATGACATTCCGTCAAACAGCGATAGCACGTTCACCGTATTTCTCCTTCATATCCGTATGCGTTAACTCATCAATCAAAACCCATAAACATGTGTCTCGGCTTGACATGTACTGACTCTCCCAAATCTCAATCCATAAATCCTCATGCTCGGACTGATATGAAATCACATAATAATAGTCGCACCAATCATTAGCCTTCAACATCTCTTCACGATCCTTGAACCTCGCATTTACTAAACGAACCTCACCGCCCTTGCGATCCTTGTTCGCCGCAACAAACGCCGCCGCAAACTCGTCAGCCTCAAACCGTGGCAAACCCCATGCGAACTCCTTGGCGTTCTCAATGAAATCCACCGCACCCTGCGGATAGTTGTCATAATGCTTGTAAACATGAACCTCTTCATGCTCATCTTCAAAAATGTAAATCGCTCTAGTTCCCATTGTCTGCCTCCACTACCTGATGAAACTTGAATCCCGAACCATGGCACTTGTGACAATCAACAACATCGCCGCGATTCCCAGACTCGTACCCATGACCACTACACCAATCGCAATAAATAGCGTACTCGATGCGTGAGCCTTGAATCACGATCCTTTCTTGTATTTCCTGCATATCGTCCTCCATGACATATGTTAATAAGTTAAACATACATGAAACAGGACAACATGCAACACCTAAATGATATTTGGCACATTTGTCTCGTTTGTTACACCTTTTTTGCTGGAAAAAAACTTTTGAAAAAAGTTCAAATGTAGTGTGACAAGTGTGACAAGTGTGACAAGGTAGGCTCAGATCCACGGCCAGCAAGGGTTTGAGCTTGGCACACTTCTAAGGGTTTTTGGCACACTTGTTACACTTTGGAGACTCTATAAGACTGTATGGACAAAACACGGTTTTTTGGTGTTTTTTGAAAAGGCTTCAAATCATTGTTTTTTTGGTGTACAAGTGTGACATGTGTAACAAGAAAACTGATATTCTTGCAGATGATATAGAGGCTGAGACTGGACGAAAGTTGACGAACCGTCATCGTGAGTTCGCTCGTTACTATGTTGAAGGTATTTACTCCAATGCGGAGTGCGCTAGAAAAGCAGGCTATGCTTCTAGTAGTGCCGCATCTATTGCTGGTCATCTTCTGGCTGGCAAGAAATTTCCTCATTTAGTCGATTACATACAAGAGTTAAGAGAGGAACGAGAACGCCGATATGGTGTGACCGTAACAGGACAGCTCAAACGCCTGCACGAACTATCGTCTGGGGCGGAAGAGGCTGGTCAGTTCTCAGCAGCAATCAACGCTGAAAAGATTCGCTCCGCTCTTGGTGGCTTGACTGTTGATAGGCGTGAACAGATTCATCAACTTGATGATTTGTCTCGTGAGGAAATAACGGCGCGCCTGTCTCAACTTCGTCAGCAGTATCCACAAGCCTTCATAGAGGGCGAATATAAGGAGATAACTGATGCCGACACCGGAGGCGAACTTTTGGAACACCGTCCGCAGGAATCTGCCGAGGAATTGTTATCCGACACGAATTGAGAACCGCCATGGTGGGGGTGTGCCTGATGTGCATTTCGCTTGGTTAGGACTTGTGTTCTGGATAGAATTAAAAACAACTAAAAACAATTCTGTCAGACTGTCCCCACAGCAAATAGCGTGGAATACCGCGTATTCGCGAAATGGAGGCTTGTCATTCATCTTGGTTAAGCACCTCCCTTCGGGCGACCTAATTTTGTTTGAAGGCGCCCAGAGCCTTGAAATCGGGCGCAATGGGCTAAGATCGGGGAGCTTGTTTCGGGGTTCGGGGCACCAAGCTATGTGGAACCAGGTTCGGGAGTCGGGGATCGGGCATCTTGAATCGGTACTGGAGCAGCTTCGGGGTTCGGGAGTCGGGGATTCGGGTTCGGGGTTCGGGGGCCTGGCCCAAGGGCAGCTAGGGACTGGGTCACCAGTACCAGGGTCACAGCAACCTGGGCTCGAGGCAAAAGAAAAGCAGGCCTAGGCCTGCTCCTCCTTTATGCTGTCCTCGATCTTGTCGATTAGGGCGCCAAGCGCCCCATACCAGCTACGATCTTCTGGATCTTTTCCGTATTCGGTTACGACTATTTCCTTAATCTCTTCGATAATTTTTTCTTTTGTCATAACTATTCCCCAAATTTTGCGACCATTGCCGCGCCTACTAGTTTGAACTCTTCGGTTGTTTCCGGTTTCATGGTTTCCATTAGATGCGCGTGATACGCCATTTTCGCGTCATAGTCCGGAATCGTTGCGCGTAATTCTGCATCGGTATCGGCAAGGGCACGCTCTGCCCTTGCACTATCCAATATTGCTTTTGTTCTCTTGTTCATTTCACTGCCTCCACAATTTGAGT